GTAATAAGTGATTTTCGTGATGATTATAAAATTAAAAATTATTCTATTGTATTAAAATATGATAATTTTATAGAAATATTTTTATCTTATGGAGATGAGAAATCGATTAGGGACAATCATTATTGTGAATTAATAAGCTTTGCAAACTCTGATAAATTTACAGAATATTTGAATAACTATGAAAACTTAAAGAGGGAATATGAATTATTATAAGGGCAACAAATACAAGAATGTTAAAACCAAAGATGGTTTTGATTCTAAAAAAGAGGCTAAGCGTTTTAAGGAATTAGAAATATTGCAGAAAGCGGGAGTTATAAGAAATTTGACAAAACAAAGCCCGTTTAATCTATTACCTAGCTTTAAAGATAAGCAGGGCATAACCGAAAGGGGAATTAAATATATAGCTGATTTTGTTTATTTTGACATTGAGAAAAATTCATTTGTGATTGAAGATGTTAAATCGCCTTTTACAAAAAAATTGCCAGCTTATATTATTAAAAGGAAGTTGGTAAAATTTACTTATCCAGAATATTTATTTTTAGAGGTTTAAATGTTGTATATATCAGAAATTTTATTTTTTCTTGGATTTTTGTTCTTCATCAGCGGAATTAAAGGGCTTACTAAATTGGGTTTAGTCGGGGCGGTTTTATTAGTTATTCACGCTGTTTTAAAAATTTTATTTATTTTGTTAGTGCATTTTAATTTAATAACAATTGTGGGGGTTTAAAATGTCAGTAGAAACATTTGTTTATATTTTAATTTTTTGTGTCAGTTTTTTTGGTAGCCTATATTTTTACTGCGAAAAAGGAGATTTGCTTAAATCAGTTTCAATAGTATTTATTTCATACGCTTTAATGTTATTAATGATTTTTATTTAATATGATTTTTATTTTTACTTTACTTTTTATCTTTTTTCACTCTTTTATGTATAATAAATATTTGCATCTTACATGGAAATCGCAAAGGGTTGATTATGCTTTTGGCTATGTAGTTAGCGTGATTGCATTGGTTTATTTAATTTGGAGGTTTTAATATGATTTTTGATTTTGATCCTTGGGAGTTATGGAAAAAGGGAATGTGTATATTTTCTTTAATTTTTTTGTCTTTTGTTGCATTGCACTTTTCAACAAATATTATAAAAAGTAGTAAAGACTCTATTTGCGATAGCGAAAAGCAAAGCAAGTTTATTCTTGATTGCATAAAAGCAGATAAAACAAAAGACCTGCGGGCGATTGGGGCTTGTGAGCAAATGTCTTTAAGATTATATTGCAAATAGTATGAAAGCTTTATTAATCTCTATTGCAGTATTTGGAACATTATTTCTTTACGCAAAAACAATCAAATTAGCAAGTTTAATCAACTCGTGGTTGTTATTGTATATTAATGTAAATTACTAATTTATGAAATTACTTAAAGCTTTTTTAATCTTCTTTATTGTATTTGGGGTATTGTATTTTTTTACGGGATTTGCTCTTGCCGATTTTAATTATACAAATTGGGACGAGAATTCTAGGGAAATAATAATTTTTATATCTTTTATAATTTCTTTTTTTAGCTATGTCTGGGATACGACTCCAAAAATTTGACTTTTAAATTAATGCAGTTTAAAATAAAAGCATACTAGACGCTTAAAAAACGAGCTAGTCAATCCTCGAAAGGGGTCATTAATCAAGCGGTTAAGTTTTGGAAAGGCTAATAGAGATGTTAGTTTTAGGCAATAACTCCAAGACCTCTGGAACGAGCAAGCCCTAGTAGGTTCATCGCTTACCTAAGTATCAAGCTAGGGCAAAATAAGGGGACGGTAAAACACAGCGGTTGACTAAGTCTAATCGTGATAGCTTAAGAATAATAAATCATATCTTCGGAGTGCCTGTAAAGTTTCTTGTAAAAGCAGGTAAGCTAATTGCAATTGTGGTTAGTGGTAAATTCTTGTAGGGGGCTGTGTTTTTAAAGGTGTCGAATTCGACACCTTTAAGATTCCCTAATCTTCTATTTAGTTGAAAAAAATCCGATTTTTTTGGATACAGTGTTTAAGCGGGTTAAAGGCACTTTTTCTACTAATTTATTACTAAAAGTTCTATTTTTTATTACTAATTTGTTAATTTAAAATAGAAGATTAATCGCACCAGCTTTTTTTCTTTTCTCCATCATTATAAACTCTTGCAAGCCCTTTTTTCAATAACTCTTGAGCTATATCAACGCCCCCGACTTTTACATTAGCAACGATTCTTCCGCCGTATTTATCATTTTTGACTTCTGATAAAAGCAATTCTTTATTTCCGACCAATTCAGTTGTAAATTTAGTTGCTTGTTGTCCTAGTGCATTTTCTTTTTTGCATTTAGCTTTCGAGCCTTTTTCTGGCGTATCAATACCACTAATACGAACGCTTAAACCAAGCTTTTTAATTAAAGGCGATTCCTTAGAAACATCAAGTTTAATCGTGTCGCCGTCGGTAATCTTTACGGGTTTATAGACATAAAACTCTTGGGCGTGGGCTGGTGAAGCTAGTAAGATTAGTATTAAGAAAATTATCATATTAATGTCCTTTATATAAATTAATTAAATTAAAATTCTCTTCTTGATTCTCATCATCAATTTCTAAGATAAAATCTTTTTCTCCAGTTATTTGATAAAGTTTTTCTAAAGCTTTTACTGATTGACTACCATAATAATCATAAACAATTCCAAGAGAAGAAAAGTTAGTAACTAAAGTTGTGCATGGTAAGATACAACCTTGAGAATTATCAATTGAATTTCCACCATGAAATCTTCCGCCAGCTCTATTTTTTGTATTTTTAATTAAATACAATTGCTTTTGAAATTTATTTGAAAATGTCATTGTGCAAGTATATTCACCAGCTAAGATGCAAGAAGATTCATTTGCTTTTGTTTTAGGATTATCCGAGTTATTTTCTTTTCCAGCGTAAAGTTTGGCAGGCTCTATAGTGTAAAATAATGGAGGGTAATTTGGTTTTAATGGATCAATTACGGCTCCAATTGTCGTGCCGTATTTAAAAGTTTTACCTTCTTTCTTTACCTCGGAATAATTTCCGTTGTTCGCATAGTATCTTTTTAAAACTAATTTTTTCATATTTTAAAAATAATAATTAAATGATATTAATCCCGCAGAAGTTAACCCTAATTCTTTATTCGGAGCAATTACTGCGGTAGCAACCGATACATTTTTACCAAAAAAATAATTAAGATTCAAGGAATAAATTAAGGCGTGATTAATTTTTCTTTTGTCAATAGTTTTTTCTAATCGAACATTAGAAATTGCAAATGTGGGGTTGAATTTGCCAAATTTATAACCAATTGAAACACTATCGGCAGTCAATCGACTCTTGAGTTCATAAGCCTTGCCGTTTTGTTTATTTTTAACAAAATCTTTCTGAACAAAATTGGAAATTCGATTAGTTTGAATCGTTCCAGTTATATTTTTAAAATTTGTGAAATAACCAGCAGAGAGGGTTGGTGATATTTTTTCTTGCAAATAAAAGGATTTATCGTAATGCTTTTGATATAGCACACCACCGCTCAAATAAAGGCTTGCAAAAGAATTTTTTGTTAAAAAAAATAATAAAAAAAATAACATTATTTTCATTGTTCTACTTGATATTTTTTTTGACAAGCAATGATTTCGCTTTGCTCAGTTAAGCAACCGCAATGTTTGAGGTTGTGGACTTCAACCAAAAAATTAAAAGTATCGTTATTTAAATTTTGCTTAAACATTTGTAATTTTGGATCTGGTATTTGCTCGCAAAATTCCATGCAACCGCTATTCACTGGGATTGATTTGTTTGAGCAACTTGATGCGAAAAGCAACATCACCGTCAAGTAAATTTTCTTTAAGTTTTTTAACATAAATTTTATTATTAGTTATTATTTTTTTATTGTTAATTTCTGCTTGTTTGAAATTTTCAAGTTCAAATTTGCAGTCTCTCGCTTCAGTCATGAAGCCAACAACTGGCTTTATGCACAAAGCTATTAAAAATAAAATTGAATAAAATATAATTTTGTTTTTCATATTTTTTTATTTGAATTTTCTTCTAAAAATTTACCAATATGCCTGATATTTTTAAGCAAATGTTGATATTCTTTTTCTTGTTTTTCTTCCAATTTTTCTATTTTTAAAAACAAAAAAATAAACAAAAAAACACAAAAAGCATTTGTTAAAAATAATGAAATAAAAATAAGGTTCATAAATTATTTATTTGTTGGTAATTTTTTTCTAAATTTATTTAAAAAATATCTTGCGTCCTTACAACTCTCTTCGTTCCAAGAAATCATGTGAATAACATAAATTAAATTTTTTTCGGCGTTTTGTGTTGCAGTTATGAATAAATTTTTAGCTGATCCGTTTTTAAAATGAACAGATTTTTCCAATAAACTTTTAATAGTTGGGTATTCTTCAATGTCAAATTCGGGAATATAAATTTTTTTAACATCTTCTTTTTGCGAAATCTCAACTAAAAATTGGTAAGTGCTTTCATCGACAATATAATCGCCAGCAAATGGGAATTTGTCCCCCGATAAATCAACCAAACAATTTGATGAATTTAATAAAAAATCGCATGAAAAAATCTCTTTAAATTGTGCGTGATATTCAATATTTGTTTCGGTTGATATGGTTGAAACACCTAGGGCGTGTTTGTCTCCGCATCTTGTTAAAATTGATTTTATTGATTCTTTTATTTCGCTATCTTCTTTGTTGTCAATATATATTGAATTATCTTTAAATTCATGAATAGCATAAAAAAACAAACCGCATAAAATTATTAAAATCAGAACCGAAATTTTGACAATTTTATGATCTTTAATTAGTTTAAAAAAAGTCATAATCATGTTAATTTTTGTCAAAAAATCAAACATTGGTAAATACATTTTTAAGTTTCATGACTTCATTCGGAGAGTAAGCTTGGTCTGTCGGTATATTGTATTTTCCAGTTGAATTTAAATTGAAAACAACATGACTAGAACATAGCCTCTCACCTTGTTTTTTATTCAACTTAGCAAAAATTTTTCTTTGAAAAGATTTTGGTAAAATTTTTTCAAAAATTTCTGCGGTTAAAATAAATCTCGAATAACCGTATTTTTTGCCAATCTGGCTTATTGCGTCTTGAATGCCAAGGCTCTCCTGTTCTGGTGTCAAGTCAGTGAAGCCCATCTTTATGAAATCTTGCTTCAGAAAATATTCGTCAGTTGTGTAGTAAATTCCATCATATTTTATTATTTCAACATTGCGATATTTACCACCATGGAACCCTTGTTCCGATAGCTTAAACGAGCAAACTGACATAGTTGCCGAATCTTCTTTTTTAACTTGATATGCAGTAGCAACATGATGCGGAACTTGCTCGCCCTTTTTTTCTCGAGTAAAAAATGGAATTATTGAACCTATGAGACCGCTTCTGTAGAAGGCTAAAACAGTTCCACCCTTCAAATTTTCAAATAAATCTTGTAAATTATTGTTATTCATTTTCTGGTGATTTAAATTTTTTCTCAAAAACAGTCGAGCTTAAAAGAGCTACCCCGCCATAAATCAAATCACGGACTAAACCCGTTAAATTCGGACTAAAATCTTTGCAAGTTATCCCGATAATTGCGGGAATGCTTGCAGGGCAGGTTGCTAAGTTGTCAAAATAAAATGTTTTTATAATTCCCAAGGCAATTAGAAAACCCGCAAGCGTAATCATAAGAAATCCAGTTAACCTCTTGCTTGATAGCGTGCCTCTAGGGCTTAGGAATACTGATTTTAAAAGTTCGATCATATTACCATTTAATTAAATTTAATTCTTCCGGTGTTTTTGCTAAACCAATTTTTTTCATCAATTCGCTTTCTTTAAAATACGAAGCATTTCTTTGATTTTTGACCATCACTGCTAAAGTTTGAAATTGAGCTCTGGTCATGATTATTGGTTTTTTATTTAGGTCTTGCCACTCTACAGTTTCCCCATTTAAAACTAAATTTCCGAGCATATTTTGGCAGGCTCTTTCGCTTGCTGAAAAAGAAGTATTCAAATATGCGATTGGTGCATAAAGAGCTTCTTCTTTTGCATTTCCAATTTCATTTATTTTTTGTGCTTTGGCTTTATCCAAGTTATATTTAATTTCTTCGTCTTTAGTCGCTCTAGTTGCAACATCGACATCAAAATTTAAATCTGACTCGAAAAAAGTAAAAGTTCCGTTGGCTTGTTTTTGTTTAAATAACATAATAATTAACTCCTAATTTTGATTGATTTGATTTTGCAAGTTTGGTTTGATACGCCACCAGCTGTTGAAAAGTTTTTCCAGTAGATTTTACCATCTGTTGTATAAACAGAGCCTCCGCCCATTGCTTGGAGTCCGTTATTCGTTCCAACAGAAATGCAATCGTTAAAATCTCCTGAGGCATGCTCACTTCCATAAACTGTAATATCAGAACCCCCAGCACTTGCGGTTGCTAAATAAATTCTAACGACAAATTCTAGTGTTTCGGTTGTATTTAGAATTGTCGTATTTCCAGCTCCAGTAGCAACTCCGCTAAAAACTTGTATACTTTCACCAGCGCCTAAAACAAGTCGTTTATCGTTTACATCCCATTTTGCAGTTGCAATGTTATTTGATCCATTAACTCGAATAAAAGCATAATCAATAATTCCCAAATTAGTATAACCACTAGGAACTGTAGGCGATGTTGCAGAAGTGCTAAACAAAATATCATAAGCCAAAGTTGTATTATTTTGAATAACATAAGTTCGATAAAATGTGCTTGCAGTTCTTGCCCCCGAATCTAATCCATTTTGTCCAGTTCCAGCTATCCACGCTCCGCTTGCTTGAATTTTTTTTGTTATGGTCGAAAGTAAGACAACTGAACCCGATGAAGTTATAAATGTCCCGCCAATAAAACCAACAGTGTCACTTGGGGAAGAGCCGTCATTTACTATTTTGATTGGGTTGTTAAGGTAAGAAACGCCTTGATTGGTGGTGGTGGCTGGAACTTTACCAAGACTTTGCACAAAGTTAGTTCCATTATAAACAAACTCAACTTCTGTATTTGCTGGAATATCACCAGTGGTTAAGGCTGTAGAGCCATCTGATTTAACTAAACTTTTAGAACCAGCATTATTAACATTAACAGTTGATGCACCGCTATTAGCATTGCCAGCACGAAAGCGAATAACCATTCCATTATAATAACCTTCTCCAGCCGTGCTTGAAACTGGTGATTTAAAAGGTGAAACGGGGCTTAATACATAAGCATTTGCCGTTCCTGAATCAGTGAAGAAATTGCCAGCACTTGAATAACGAGCTGATGCAATTGCTTGTTGCTCTAAATTAGTTGTTGATGGAGTTTGTCCACTTGTGCTAATAAGATTATCAATTTCTGCTAATTGATTAAACTCACTAGCTGAGACTGTATTGCCATCGACCTTTGAAGTATTAATATCTGACATAGTAAATAAAATTAAAATTATATTGCATTTGAATACCTAAAAAATAATTGAGTATTTGCTGGTTTAAGCTTATTAAACAAACAATTTAAAATTGCGGGTTGTTGCTCGGTTAAAGTAAAAGGAAGAGTCAATGGAAAGCCCGATGGTTGTATTGATGCGGGCAATGTTATAACAATTGTAAAAGGTGCTGACGCTTGACTAATTAACAAGAAAGGAAATGTTAAAGGAAAAGTTGAAGTATCAACGCCATTAGAAACTTGAATCGAATAACCTAAAATTGATGCAATGTTTTTAAATTGTTTTGCAGTTGTTGCGTTAATTCCCGCTAGTTTTAACAAAATATTTATTCTTCTTTGCTCTATTGTTGAAGCTACTGGAATGCATGAATCAGGAATGCCAACAAACCCTTCCCACTCTTCAATTAATGCAGTTGTTATTTGTGGATTATATTCGTTAGCAACTTCGTTTATTTTATCTCTAAAGTTTAACCATTCCGTAGCTAGCCCTAAAAGAACTTTACGAAGTGTTGAGCCTTCTTTATTTTTACCCTCATGCAAAACATCGTCTCTTAAATATTGAGCTAAGATATCCGCTTGTTCTATTTGTGTTCTAGGTTTTAAAATCATGGATATGTAATCGCCCCCAAGATTGCTAATTCACTATCAGAAACGGTTGTTGTTGCTGATGGTAATGATAAAGTATAAGTTGGTGAATTACCATCTTCATCTACTACACTGTAAATTATTGAATTTAATTCACTTAAAGTAATATCTCCGCCAACACTTACGGCAACGCTTTTAAAATAATCAGTTAGGGTTTCAGTGATTGCGGTTTTCATCGCCGTTGTGTTTGGGCTAAGTGTTGCAAATGTAATATTAACACTTACTGGAGTTGGTGAGGCAACAATAACATAAGCGTCGGGCGTATTTGCTGGCTTAATTCCATCATCTTCATTTATGATTGCATTTTTAACCGCATTAACTTGTGATGCTGTCGGGATAATATTTAAATCATTATCTCTAGTAAAATAAATAGTTGCGTAGCCTGCTGATGGTGTGGCTGTTTGAACCCAAATTCTACCAACACCAGCAATTTTTTCTCTGATAAAAACAGGCAATCCCGATGCGGTAAAAGGTGCGGTAAAATTAGAAGTGCGGTCTCTTAAACGAACTCTTAAAGCTTCATCGCTTTCAATATCAAGCCCACCAAACAAGCCATCATAACTCAAAAAACAACTATCATCAACATCAACAATAGGACTAACTAATGTAAGTTGTGAACCTCCTAAAGAGTTGCCAGCAACGCCGTAATCTAAGGCTTTAATTTGAACATAAGCGGTTGTTGAATTTGCTGTTATTGTCCCTGTCGCTGGAGTTGCTGGGGTTCCTGAAACTGTAAATGTAAATTGAGTATTTGAAATAACCGTAATTGTTGCTGTTATGTTATATTCTGATTGACCCGCTCCAGCAATTACAACAGAAACGCCAGTTGCTAAATTGTGATTTGATGCAGTTGTTGCGGTGGCGGTGCTTCCGCTTCTTGTTAAACTAGAAAGCCCAATTGTTTGGCTTGCGATCGTGCCAAGTGCTTGCGTTTCGTATTGCGTGCCGTCGGCTTTTTGTATCGCCGTTCCTGTTGGGATTGATGTTGTAGCAACTCCACTAAAAACAACATAACCCTCGGCTTTAATCGCTGTCTTTCTATTGATACCAAACCAAGTTGCCCACAATTCTAAATAAGTTCCTGTTGCTGTTTGCGGAAATAATTGTTTTAATAATTCTTTTATATAATCATTATTTTCATCAAAGCCAGCTGACATTGAGCTAACAATACCACCAGCTAAACTATTTCTAATATTAGGGTCAATGTGTTTAGAACTATCAATTTGCCCAGCATTAACCGAAAGGATTAAAGCGTTGGTTATTCTTTGTTGAATTTGTGATATTGAAGAAAATTCAATCATAGATTTACAAAAAGATTATAATATTTGCTGTTAGATTGAAATTTGTTAATTAAATCGATTTCAATGTTTACTTGAGTATTCGATTTAGTCGCCTTTACATTTGTTTTAGATATAATCTCATCATCAATCAACCATCTTAAACCATCTTTTACCGCACTCTCAATTAGTGAAGTGTTAATATTTTTGGCTTGGTTTGTATGTAGCCAAAGCAACGAACCCACTTCATAGCCACTTACACGACTAAATTGATTGGTAAAATGCCCTCTTCTAAGTGTTGGCTCGCTTACTGCATTTGCTCTTTTATCGCAAAAAACAGACATATAAACGGCGGTATCTAAACTATCAGTTTTAGCAAAATCGCCATTTTCTATATCAATATCGAAATAACCTTTATCTTGATTTAACTTAAAATCTATTGCCATTTTTTAAAAAAGTTTTATTATTTAAATTATTTAAAATTATCAATTTAAACAACCCTAAAAACTATGATTATAAAAGGCTACATAACTAAGACCGATGGCACTTACGCAACGGTTGTTTCATATCAAAACGAAATATTTGATGATGTATTATTAATTTATCCTTATGGAACGCAAAGCAGGGTGAAGCCTAGTGAATCAACGCTTGTTTTGTTATTTGGTGGGTTAGGAAGTAAAACTAATTTGTTTGGTATTCCTTATGATGTAGCTACGCAATCAAGCCTTGCGGAAGGTGATAGCGAAATAAAAAACAGAAAGTCAAACAATGGATTTAAGGCTGGAGCTAGTAAAAACACTATTACAGGCGATACTGATTGCGATAAATCTATCAATGCAACTTCTTATAAAGTTAGCAATATAAAAGTTGTCGGAAGTCAAGAACCAACAATAGCCAACCCAGCAAGTGGAACTATAATTGATGCTGAATCAAGAGTTGCAATTGCGAGTATTATTACTACTTTAAAAAATCATGGATTAATTGCTTAAAAATATAAAGAATATTAAGATACTTTAATTAACCAAATCTAAAATAGAACTTGCAGACTCTATTAATCCATCTGCAAATGAGCTACTTATGTTGCCGTTTATTGAAGGATTAATATCTGTAAAAGAACCTCTCTCTACAATGTCAAGAGTTGTAAAAGAACCTTGTAAACTTTGTGTAAATTGAACGCCCTGAATTAGAAAAATTCCTTTAATTTGTGCGACATTATCAACTACATCAACTAATGTATTCGGTCTCCAAACTTGATCGTAGCCAAGGTCTAATAATAAAATTTTTTGTATTCTTTCTGAATAAAAATCAACAACTTTACAAGAATATCTTGAACCTTTGGCTCTTCTGACATTAATATTCCATTGAGCAAGGGCGTTTAATGTTTTTGATTCACTAGCTGTGTGCATGTCTATTGTTAATCTTCTTGTAGTTCTAATTTCTTTGTCTTTTGCACTTCCTCTCTGGCTTATTCCTGATTTTGTATGAGTTTTATTATTCGCTTGTGAAAATATTTGTATTACATTAAATCTATCTTTTGTTGTTAATTGAAGATTAGCTGAAAGTATATTATTATCTTCTGTTCCATTGTTAATTAACATATTTTTTACAACAGTATCATCTTCACGCATAATTAATAAATTACCATATTCGTTAATTTTTAATATGACTTGTAATTTCTTGGCGTATCTATCCATAAATTCAAATATTTTTTCGCCACCCTCAGTTTTTATAATTTCATTTTTTTCTAGCTTTAAAGTCCCGACTTTATTAATAATTTTTATTTTATCAAAACCATTTTTTGCCAAAACCATTTTTAGCAAAACTTCAAAATTTCTTTGTTTATAAGTTTGCTGTATAATAGACGAATCAACAATATCTCCCCCAATATCTCTACCAGAATAAATTATTGTGTGGCTTTCTGATGAATAATCTAAATCAAGATTTTCAATATATCCCGTTAAAACTAATATATTATCTACAAATACCCTTACTTCACTTTGCAATTTAATATTATTAACAATTTGACCAGTCCTTTTTCCTAAAAAACTAATTTTTTCTTTTACGGTTGTTGAAAATGAGAATGAAGAGCAAAAATTTTCAATTGAACTATTAACGGCAATATCTGTAAAGCCTTCATATTTTTTACCGCTTACTTCGAGATAAATTTTAGACATTTGTTAAGATTTTAATGTTGCCTTTAATCCTTGTTGTATCGCCAAAGTTGTTTAATAATCTAATCGTTTCTTTTAGTTCTAAAGAGCCGTAAAGCTTATAGACTAGGCAATTTAAACTAATAGGATTAAACACTTCATAATCTGCGACATTTGGCAAGCTAATCGCTAATTGTGAAAATATCTTTGTTGCTTCAATCTTCATTTGAATTAATAAATCTCGCAAATTTCTATCAACATCTGGTAATTGATTAAATCCATTTTCTAAATCGTTTATCACCTGATTTAATTCTTGCAAATTATTATATTCGATATTCGCTGAAGCATTATAAGCGGTTGCTAATACCGCAACATTAACAAAATTATTTAATTGGTCTTGATTTGCTTTAATATCTTTTTGTAATTGTGATTTGCCATTTGCTTGTTGATCGCTTTCATTAAATCCAAATAGTTTCTTAGTTGTTTCAAAAACATCTTTTGAATTATTATAAGCAACGGCAAGATTATCAAATGAAGTGCGTAAGTTTGATGCTAGGATTGACGGCGATTGAACTAATCTATTTGCACTTAAAACTATTTGATTTAAAGAGGTTGTTAAATCTGCAAAGCTATTGCCTAAGCCTTGAATTTGTTTTGCAACATTGTTTATTTTATTTGCCGTTCTTTTTAGAGTCTTAACTCCTGAATCAAATTTTTTCTTTGCATTTTTAACACTTTTCCAGCCAGCATCAAAAGCTTTTTCATTATCACCTAATATTTTAGATTTTAAGCTATCAAGAAAGCCTTTATTGCCGTCAATAGCTATTGGTAATATGTTAAGGGATGCAACTTCAAATTCTATTGTAAATTTTGTAATGCCAAGTTCTTTAATGCTTGATGAAAAAGTATATCCTGTGCAAACAACTTGTAAATCGTCAAATTCTGGGTGAGTCAATGTTCCTACGCCACTTTCATCTAAAGCCGATATTAAATCATCTCTTTCCGCATAATCAACATTATCATCAGTATAAGCCGTAATTGTAAATTTCTTTTCTAAACCGCCATTATCCTCAACATATCTTTCTTTTTTATTTGGATATTCGTGAGTAATTGTTTTTCTTCCACCGCTTCCGCTTTGGTCTTGGTAATAAAAATAAGCGTCTTTAAATTGTCCATCTGGTAATCGTGAAGTATCGAATATAGTCATTAAGTCCCCGCAAATACTGAATTAATACCAACGGGCAAGAAACTATTAGGTCTTGGCGTAAAATTAGAGTTAGAACCCTTGGGCAATCCTTTTATGTTTACATTTAACTCACCACCAGCCGTCAAGCTTTGTGATTTATTAATTTGCGATGGTTGGTTAATTTCTGGTGAAACGAAATTTGCCATTTTTTCGAGTCCTAAGAAGTTTAAAACAACCGCTGAATCAGTTCTAAATTTATTTATTAAATCCATTACCATTTTTATTTTATCCGCAACATAATCAAAAGCACTTACTAATTTATCTTTTAAAAAATCATAAATTATTATTAACTCGTCTTTAAATAAAAACATCGTAAGAATAGCAAGTTGCAAGCCAAGTATCCAAGGGTTTGCTGTAAATACCTTTGTTATTGCTTTACCAAACAATATAACACCTAGTGTGGCTAATGCCAAAACACCAGCAAGAGAACCTAAAATAAACACTACTGGTGCTAATATGGCAGCTATTAAAATTCCATAAGTAATAAATCTTTTTGCTTCGGGTGATAAAGATTTAAATTTATCTGTAAGTTTTTCAATAGCATCGGTGATGTTTGTAATATTACTTGATAGATCAATTGCTTTTGCCATTTCCGCACCTAATTGACCAAAAGCTTTATTGACTTGGTCTACAAGTGTTGAAAAAAGACCTCCAAGAGATTTAGAAAGTTTTTCAGTTGCTTTATAATACATTCCATTTTTCTCGGTAGCCTGAGTCAATGCTTTCTTTACAATATCAAATGATATTTTTCCATCAGTTGCTAACTCTCTCAATTGATCTATACTTTTTCCAGTTGCTTTTTGTAATAATGCCCAAATAGGAATACCATTACTTACAAATTGCATTGCATCTTGCCCTTGTAATTTTGTCATACCTGCAACTTGCCCATAAACAACCGCTAATGATTTAATATCTGCTCCTGAGCCTGCTGAAACATCACCAAGCATTTTAGTTGTTGCAACAACATCTTCTAATGCTATATTTGAACCTAACAATGTTCTAGTTGCTTGAACCACTTCTGGTAAATTGAAAGGTGAATCTATTGAATATTTATCTAATTCTTCAAATAATTTCTTTCCCTTTTCAGCTGAGCCTGTTAGAATTTCTAACTGAATGCCTAGGGTTTCAAAATTAGATGCTGAAGATATTGCTTTTGTTGCTACTAATCCCATCGTTGCCGATAATGGAGCCAATGTAGTACCTGCACTATTAAATGATTGGCTGGTTTTTTTTATAGTATTGCTTAAATTACTAAATGATGTTGACATCTGCCCTGCAATAGAGTGGACTGTATTTTTGGTAGCTTCTAGGTTTGATTGTATCTTTTTTAATTGAGGGCTTATATTATCAACTAAATCGTATATGTATGAAACTTTAAACATTTTTTTCTAGTTGTTTGTTAATTTTTTCTGCTTCTTTTTGTAACCTTAAAAGCTTTGGTATTGGTTGCGACTCTAACCAGTCCATACTTGCCGACCCTTTATAAAAATATGCGAGGTTGCAAATAATAGTTTCTAGTTTAGAGTCTTCATCCAAGAAACAATAAAAAAAACCTCAATATATTTAGCCAATAGCTCCTCAAAATCTGATTCATCAATCTTTTGAACTTCGCTACTAATCAAAGGTTGCTTCATATCTTCATCTTTAAAAGCAACATTAATTAAAAGGCTTTCAAAATGTTTAAAATATGCCACAATATCAAAATCTTTAGAAGCGAATAAAATTGCTTTAATTGCTTTTGAATCAAGCTTGCCTTCGCCTATTTGCTCTTGAGCATCTTGCTTTTGAATTGTTGCAGTCATTGCAAAGATTGCTTCAATAAACTTTTTCTTTAATACAAGAGTTTTATCCTTATCTTTATAAGTCGGAGCTTTTAAATAAATTTTATCTAAATCATTAAAAACATTCTTGCCGTCAACATTGGCTTGAACTTTTAATGGAGTTTGTAAATCAAAAGTAATATTGTCCATAAAAACTAAATTGCAGGGTCGCCTAAAAATACATAATCAACAGTTGATAAATCTTCACGCTCTGGAAGCATTTCTAACAAACAAGCTGAAAAGTTTTGGTCTCTAAAAGAGATAGTATTATTATCTCCATTATTAAAGAAAGCGTCAAACTGTGCATTGCTTTCGGGCGTAACCCTTACTTTAACTGTAATTTTACTTACATTTGTTGAAATATCAGTTGTAATTATTTTGCCACCATTAACTTGTGGATTTACAATACGCTTTTTTGAGCCTGCTTCAATTTTAACCGCTCCCTCGTAAGAGATAACAGTTCCATTAATTGATAAATTGCCGTAATCTAAAATTGCCATAATTATTCAAAGGTTGGAGTGAAATTAACAATAAGTTGTCTAACTTGTGAAACAATATTTGCGATTGATTCTGCGGTGATTTTTCCATCAACCAAAGTAATCACAATTGAATTTTCTAAAGCTTGTTTAAATGCATTAGCTTCTTCGCTACCAGCTCTTAATAATACATAATTATTATTACCAGTTTTATAACCCGATAAAGCTCCATAATAGCCCATCATTTTAGCAATAAAGCCTTCACGATTAACCATAGGGCGACCAGCTATTAGTTGACCAGTTGTTAGAATATGTTGCGAGAAATCAGCTTTAAGATTTTGGAAAACATAATCACGAACAATTGTTAATGTATCAACATAGTTAATATATTTAAATGTTTTATCAATTTGTCCTAATGCATCTGTTTTGTAAGTCGTAACCGCTTCATTACAAATAATAGTTGTATTTGATGGATTATTTCTAAGCAAAGTAATTCCGCTATTTTCTAATTCTACACATTCTGCATCTGTAAAATCATGCCCAGTTTCAATGGTTGGAAGCAAATTAAATGGAGTATTATGATAAGGTATGCCACCAAAGAAGCTACCGCCAATTGATTGTCCATTAGTTGTAATTGATGATACATTTGCACCTTCTGTTAATCTTAATTCTCTTAGGCAAGCAAAATAAGAAGCAATAACAATTGGGCTTTCAAAGATTGCTCCGCCTTTGTGAGTTGATGTTGCAATTAATGGTATTCCTAAGTATGCTAAAGTTTTTTGATTTAAAGCATCGCCTGCGGTGTTGGTATTTGAATAAGTATCAGGTTTAGAAGTTATACCAATGCCATCAATAATTTTATTATCAACATTAAATCTTGCTTCTGTGAAAGCTGTTAAAGTTGAAGTTCCCCACTCGGCAGGGTAAACAATCGAGGTGTATCTTTGGTCAACAACTGGATCAAATAAAGATGTTAAAACTGGATTAGTTGCACCGCTCGCCATTGCTGTAAGTGTTGCAGTAATTCCAGCAACTGAACCAACTATTTTAAGTCCGATTGTGTTTCCTTGAACTCCATCGTTATTAGCAGTTAAAGCAACTGAACCAGTTGTGTTTACTGCGGTTACTGGAGAATAAGTATTGGCGGTAATTAAAGTTTCTAAATTAGCACCAATTGAGCTAGCGGTTGCACCACTGGCAACGGCTAATTCATATTTACCATTTCTAATTGAATCAATATAAACTGTTAAAGTTCCTGCTTCGGTAGCTGTTCCGCTAAAAGCTATTGTTCCTGTTGATGCAACGCCTGAAGCATTATCAATTAAACCAATTGCACTAATTTTAGGTTTAATTTTAGAAACTGAAAGAGCATCAATCATGGCTCTACCAGCTTTTGCAATTTGTGATTTAGCACCAAAGAAATCATTAAATTCTTTTTTAGAAATAATGCCTTCTTTTAGTTGACCGCTTGAAGCAGTTCCACTAATCATGCAACCGACTAACAAAATTGAACGCTCTCCCGCATTTTTGGCGGTTAAAGCTGATTTAATATTTGCAGTTATATTTGGAAATGATGCACCCATTATTTATTTACCTTTTTTTGAGTTGATACAATTTCAACGCAATTATCAATTGCTGAATCTCTTATTCTATTACGCCAAAATATTTCTGAGGGCACTCCGTCAATATCATCAACTTCAATAATTGAATCTTTAAAGACTTTGCCATTTGGCGTTTTAATATCTTGATTTATTTTTAATTTCATAAAATAAAATTTAATTTTTATATTGAAATAATGCTAAAAATATAAATTTTGGCAACCCTAAAAACTATGATTAACTTCTAGTATTAACATAAAATTCAAGGTTGTTATCTTGAAATATTCCATCGATTATTTTTAATGGTGTTCCATTGTCGAAATCTGCCGTATCTTCTGTTTGTATAATGTTTGGAACTGTAAAATCAAACCTGTGTGTATATCTTGCTTCAATGTAATCATCTGCTTCATCGCCAATAAATTGGCATGGTTGAGTTTTTTCTTCTTTTAAATCACTTACAAAAATATAATTTGCTAAGCATTTTAAAAGCGGGTTTAAATAAGTTTTTGCTTGGTCTTGTGAAATACCGCCAAGGGTTGAGCCTGCTGAAGGAATTACAACATAAATATTAAATTGTTGCATAGATGTATTCCAATAAGACTCATTTTTTTTATTTGAAGAAGATGAATCGCCAACAATTGTATCATCTTTAAAAGCTTGATTTTGACTTAGAACAACAAAAGCCCAGACTTGTGAAATATCACTTGAATTTGTTGAATAATATTGTTGTATTCTTGCTGGCGTTGGTGCGTGGTCAATTCTAGTTAAGCAACTTACTTGAATCGTTCCTTGCGCTGGCGATAGCATAGAGCCAGTTGTTTGGTAAGAAAAAGAAGTTGCATCAATTTTTGTAATTTGTTTATAACCATTATAACCTTCTTGGTCTTCTAATAATAAATAACCACCCGATACAGTTGACGGGCTTCCACTTACTTTAAATTTAAATGTTAAATTATTTGGAACGCTTACTAATTCTTTTACGCCATTATATCCACTAGCTCCCGCAATCTCAACATATAAAGGTAAATTTGCTGGAGAATATTTAGAAGGGTCGGTTAATTCGTGGTCGGTTGATGCTGTTGCTGTTGCAATTCCATTTGAAAAGGTAATTGAGCTTAAAGCAATTGGATTTTTTGCACCTCGAATTGTTGCATAATCATTAGTTGATAACCCATGAGCGGTTGCAGTTGTGCAGGTAATCGTCGTCCCGCTTCTTGTTAATGAAGAGACATTAATTATTGTTGAAAAATCATCGGTATATTTTGGTAAAATTTCTTTTAATCTATTTACTATGTAAACCCCTTTCATTTCTTACCCTCCAATGCTTTTTTTAACTGAATATCTATGTTTGATTTAATTTTATTTTTAAGCTTTAAAACTGTCCGTTTAAACGGCTCTCTTGCTTCCATTTTAGAAGTTCCATTTTCTAAAAATTCCGCATATTCTGGAGCTGATTGATTTGCACCAAATTCAAGAGTTCTATTGCCTCTAACGGCAAAATCAACGGACTTTCTAAACTTACCCGTAATGATTGCAGGCGTTTCGTTTGGGGCTGATGCAATATGCAATTTAGGCTTCTTTAGTTTACCACTAACTCCACGATAAACTTTGTAAGCTCTACCACTTTTAGGGGCTTTCATATCTTTGTTTAAATCTGCGACTAATTGCTTTCCCGATGTGTAAAAGCCTTGACGAATTGCTTTTGTTAATTCAACTGGCAATTCATATAAAAATTTCATTGTTTTTTCGTTGCTTGAGCCAGCTTTTACTTTAATCATCGTTTATTAGCATTAATTGTTTTATCGCCTTTCTCTGTGCTTCTTAACCGCACTATGTTATCCATTTTATCGATGTTGTCGGTGTTAGTTATTTTATATAAATTATTTTTGTATTCTATCCAAAGTTGTTTGGTCAAAGGAATTGCAGTATTAAAACGAACATAAAAATCAGTGTTCAAACCATTCTCAATATTAACGCCATCGACAAATTCTCTTGATGCATTTGTTTTAATCATTGCCCACACTTCCGCAACTGTTGTAAATGCTACGCTTGAAAGTCCGTTAGGTGCATTATTTGGAGCAATTGAAGTTGTTTGTATTTTAATTTTCTCTCTAAAATCGCCAATGCAAACTTTATTTACATTTCTTTTGATTGATTGACATTTCATATAATAAATTTTTGTGATACAATATATGGAAAAAACAAAGATTTAAATTGTGAATTATTTTCGTTTACGCAATCTCCAGCATTCTCATATAGATAAGCACAAACACTAAGCATTGCTTGTTTTAATGTTGCGGGAAAGTTTGGATAATCAACTTTAAAAGTAATTATAACCGCTTGCTTTCTCTCGTAAGTTGTTGGAAATGTTTTATCGTTATTAATATAGATTGATGAATAATCTGCATCATTAGTAAAATAATAATCGCTTGAACTTAATGTTTGAAGAGCATTATTAACATCGTAATATTGAATTGAAGTAATCGATTTTAATTTACTTTTTCTAATTTCTATTCCGTGGCAATAAGGAAAAGAATCTAGAAATGTTTTATATTCTTTTTCAACAAAATCACGCCCCGTTATTTTTTCTCCAATTTGACGAGAGACTTTAATAAAAGGCGTTAAAATACTATCGTAATCAGTGCCGTCAACTTTTAAGAAAGTTTTAATCTCGGCTAAAGTTATAACTTCACTTGTTGCGTCGGTTGTTAATATATAATTTATCGGCGATACTGTCATTTTTTATGGATTGCAAACTATTTTTAAAATTCTTTCTGCACCTTCTTCTGCGTTAGAAACTAATCTTATAAAATTAAAAGGATTATCGTAATTGCTTTCAATTTCAATAAATTTGTTAGCACTTATTTTAATTTCTTTTGCAGTTCCTGAGCTTGAGCCATATAATTGATAAAAATTAGTTCCATCAATTGAACCTTCTATAGTTAATTTAGTGCCAGTTATGCTAGCGGGAATTAAAACCCCGACTAAATGAGTTCCACCTAATTCGTAAGAGGTAGAAGTTGTTCCTCCATTTGCAATAACAACTTCCGCAAATTCTCTTGTATTTTGAAATTTACTTGGCATTTCTAGTTCCTCTTTTTGGTTTAAATTCTTTATTTTCTAAATTATCAATGGCTTTGTTTTCTAAGTCATCAAGGGCTTTTTCTTCATTAACTTCTTCATCATTTTCTAAATTATCAATGGCTTTTTCTCCCCAACCTTCTTTAATAAAAACTTCGGCTAAGTCTTGGTAAATGTCATAAATTTCGCCTTCTAAATATTCAAATATTTCAATTCCTGATTCGTTTTTTGAGGCTTTAGTGGTTTTTAATACTTTTACTAGCATGATATAATTTTTTAGTTAAAAAAAGAGGGGTTTTTATGCCCCTCTAATTAATTTATGCAACTGGTGCTGATTTTGGGTCTCCAAGAATAACTGAACCACCAGCTGTTAAGCCAGAGGTAATAACAGTTGAAACCAAAGATAATTTTACATATCTTTTAGTTCCAATGTATCCGATTCTTGAACGAGAATGAGCAGTTGAAAGAGCAGAATCCGCTTCTAATCCAACTAAATCATCATCGCTTACTGAACCACTATAAGAACCTGAAGTATCAGTTTCTTGAATAAGTGGAGTTACTGTTCCGTCGGTTCTTGCACCAGTAATAACTTCGAATGTTACTGATTCATAACCTTGGGTATCAATTTCAACTCCAGCAGTTGTTCCATTAGTTGTAATTGATGCAATATTTAAAGCGTTTTGCACTTTAATATTTGTTTTTAGGTCTCTACTAGCCATATTGTTTTCTCCTTTGAATTATAATTATG